GCCGCCAAGGTCGGGGCACAGATTACAGGAAACGTGGAGATACCTGGTTGAACGAAACAGAACGGGCGATAGCCTTCCTGAACGACGAGTTTTTTATGGCTGTTGTGGAAAAGCAACGGCTGATGTATATTAACAACATCTTAGATAGTTCTGACGAGGATGTGGATGTTCGTGAACGCGAGCGTCTAAAACTCAAGGGGCTAGAAGAATTTATTGCGTCACTCAAGTCCATCGCCACCAACAAGGAGATAGACAAGAAACGCAAGTTTATGGTTTTTTAACCACAGTAGGAGTTCCAAATGGAAGACACCAACCCGCAAGGGAGTGCACAAACAGTAGACAATGCAGCCGCCAAAATCTTCGGGATGTTGGAGCCAGAGCAGCCGGAAGGCCAAGCCGAGGAACTAGCACAGGAAGAAACCGAGCAGGTAGAAGTACAAGCCTACGAGGAAGCGGAAGGCGAAGAAGTCCAAGAAGAAGTCGAAGCACCACAAAGGTTTCGGGTCAAGGTTGACAACGAAGAACTGGACGTGGACTTAGACGAACTGATTAAGGGCTACTCACGCACATCTGACTACACCAAAAAGACGCAGAATCTAGCCGAACAGCGTAAGGCAGTCGAATCCGAACGCGCTAGGATAGATGAAGCCGCCAAATTGCGGGACACCTATGCCCAACGGTTGCAAGTCATCGAACAGATGTTGACACAACCTGCGGAAGACCTGACTGCCTTAAAAGACCAAGACCCCATCGGGTACGCGGTCAAGATGGCAGAGAACATGGAACGCGAAAAGCAGCTACAAGCTGTCCGCGCCGAACGCGAATCACTCCAAGCCAAGCAAGCCTCCGAGCATCAGGAGAGGTTGAGGTCTCACATCCAACAGGAAGCCGAACGTCTACGTTCTGCCATCCCTGATTTCGGAGATGAGGTAAAGGGCGAGGTTATCCGCAAGGAGATAAAAGATTACGCCAAATCGGTAGGCTGGACAGACCAAGAGTTGTCGCAGGTGTACGACCACCGCGCCGTCCTAACTCTGTATCGGGCTATGCAATACGAAAAATTGCAGAAGTCAAAACCTGCCGTCTCCAAAAGAGTGGCAGAGGCTCCCAAGTCATTAGCACCTGGGGTCGGCTCTCCTCGCCTTGATAAGGACGGAGAGGCGGTCAAGAAATTGACCAAGCAACTACAACAGACTGGTCGCCCGCGAGACGCGGCGGCTTTACTCGAACGATTCCTCTAAGGAGAATTAAATGTCAGTACCCTCAAATACCTACCTGCGGTACACCAGCATCGGTGTCCGCGAAGACTTAGCAAATGTTATTTACTCGATTAGCCCCACCGACACGCCAATCATGTCGTCCATCGGCAAGTCCAAGGCTACCCAGACCAACCATGAGTGGCAGACCGACGCATTGGCCGCCGCTACGACTGCTAACGCCCTCATCGAAGGTGATGACGCAGCCGCAGCATCGCTCTCGCCCACGACCCGTGTTGGCAACTTCACGCAAATCGTTGGTAAGACCGTTCAGGTTTCGGGCACGCTTGAGGCAGTAGACAAGGCTGGCCGTAAGTCTGAGAAGGCTTACCAGTTGGCTAAAGCCGCTTCCGAAATCAAGCGCGACATTGAGACAATCATCACGGCTAACCAAGCCAAGACCAACGGTACGGCAACTTCTGGTGCTCGTAAGCTGGGTTCACTCCTTTCTTACATCACCACGAACGTATCCAAGGGTTCGGCTGGTACAAACCCGACAGGTGACGGTTCCGACGTTCGTTCGGACACCACAACCCGCACGTTCCTTGAGTCCATGCTCAAGACCGTGGCACAGGAAATCTTCGAAGAAGGTGGCACACCCAAGATTTTGGTTGTTCCCCCAAGCTTGAAGGCAACTGTGTCTGGCTTTACTGGTGTTGCAGAGCAGCGTTATGTGACCGGCGCAGAGCCAACGACTATCGTTGCCGCCGCTGGTGCTTACCTCTCGGACTTCGGCCTCATCAGCATCGTTCCTGACCGCTTCATGCGTTCTACGGATGCCCTGATGCTCGACCCCGAGTACGCAGCCCTTGCTTACCTCCGTCCTTTCCAAACGAATGACCTGGCTAAGACCGGCGACTCTGACAAAACTCAGATTCTTGCCGAACTGACCCTCGAAGTTCGTAACGAGAAAGCACACGGCGGTATCTTTGACATCAAAGCAGCGTAACTTGTGATAGAATCGGCGGTGGGTAATTCCCACCGTCGGTTTTGTGGGGTAAATATGCAAAAGTTGGGCGAAGAAGTAACGATAGAGGGAAAGCGAACGTGGTTTTCGGACGGAGATGGCGGGCTTGTCATCAGGGACGAACAGAACGTCGCACCAATCCTAGAGGCTAACAAGGCTTCTTATAACCAGATAGACGAACGCGCCCGGTGGGGTGATGGTGCGCGGGTAGCGGAGATTCCCAATTCGGTCATTGCAGACCTGAATGTGAAGGGAATTATGAGGGGGTTCGCTGTGGTAGACCAGAAACGCATGAAGGCTTTTCTAAATGACCCGGCAAACCGTTTTTTACGGACAAGACCGGGGAGGATTTAGTGGGCAAGGTTCACGATAAGATTAAGCAAAAGCAACAAAAGACACCGTGGGAAGATAAGAAAGTCGCCATTTGTATCCCTTCTCGTGGAGAGATGGAGATAGGAACGGCGTTTGACTTGGCGGTGTTATGTGCCTACGACGCGAGAAACAGGGCTGGACACCAGGCGGTTTACACGGTTGCCGGAACCCTGATATTTGACCAGCGCGAGAAGCTGGCAGCCGAGGCGATAAAGGAAGGTGCGGACTACATTCTGTGGATAGACGCAGACATGAGGTTCCCCAAGAACACGATAGAAGTCTTGCTGGCGCACGACAAACCCATCGTTGGGGTGAACGCTACAACGAGAACCTCGCCGGTCAGACCTACGGCAAAGAACCTAGAGATTGACTTTGAGAAGAAAGAGAATCATTGGATTCCAATCGTCTCTAAAGACAAGACCCACCTAGAGTGCGTGACCGCGATTGGTTGCGGGGTGATGATGGTCAAGCGGGAGGTGTTTGAGAACACTCCTAGACCGTGGTTCTGGTTCGAGAAGATACCTGGCGACAAGTTGCTAGGCGAGGATGTGTACTTCTGCATCAAGGCAAAAGACGCAGGATTCGATACTTATTTAGACCACCACCTGTCCAACGCAATTGGGCACGTTGGCTCCTATACCTACTCATGGATTGATTACAATGGCCCTAGCGACTTTCAGCGACCTCCAGACATCGGTAGCGAACTACCTCGGACGGAGTGACCTTACCAGCCAAATTCCCGACTTTATCAGCCTAGCGGAGTTACGCCTATCCCGCGATATTCGTACCCGCAGGATGCTGAAAACGGCCACGGCAAATATGACCGTGAACGACCCGACGGTAGGACTGCCAAGCGACTTTCTGTCCATCCGTGACGTGTTTATTCAGGGGCTACCAAGAACGGTGGTCTCTTATGTATCCCCAAGCATTTTCTCTAGCAACGCACGCGCAGACCAGGTTGGGCTGCCGGTGTTCTACACCATGCGGAGCAACGAGTTAGAGTTTGCGCCAAAGCCTGATAGTGCCTACGTCTTGCAGATGCTTTACTACTTCAAGCCCGCAGAACTATCGTCAGGCAATACTAGCAACGAGTTCTTGGCTAACTACCCAGACGCGCTACTCTACGCCTCGCTCTTAGAGGCAGAGCCGTACCTTATGAACGACCCGCGTACACAAACGTGGTCGAGCCTGTACAACCAAGCAATTGCACGAATCAACACCTCCGACGAGGAGAGTGAGTTTTCTGGTGTTCCCTTAGTTATGACCGTTACAACGAGGTAATCAAATGGCAGAATTTAGCAACTACTTAGAGAACAAAGTTCTAGACCACGTTCTCCGCAACACTTCCTACACCTCTCCTACGACGGTGTACGTTGGACTCTATACGTCCGACCCCACAGACGCTGGTTCTGGTACGGAAGTCTCTGGTGGCTCCTATGCCCGCCAAGCCTTGTCTGTGACCACGGCTTCGGGTGGAATCGTCACCTCTAGCGCAGACGTGACCTTCCCGCAATGCACAGCCTCATGGGGTTCGGTAGGCTACATCGGGATTCTGGACGCGCTTTCTAGCGGCAACCTGCTCATGCACACAGCCTTGACGACTGCCAAGACAATCGACACGGGCGACATTCTCAAGATTTCTAGCGGCAACCTTACAGTAACGCTGGACTAAGATGCCAGCAGATGTCTGCGGCCCGTTTACCCTTGAGCAACTAGATTTATTCGGGGGAAACCTAGACGCACTACCGTACTCGCTAGACGACCCGATATGGACACTCAGCACGACCTGCGTGCTTTATGGGGAAGGCAATGTTACGGGAGTCGGCAATGTAACGGCATCGCCAACCAAGACACTACTTGTGTCTGGAGACGTAAGTAGCAACGCAACGGTAAGCGCGGACAGTACGAGATTGCGTACGATTCAGGGTGCGATTGACAGTACGGGAACGGTCTCCGCTGACGGCACTAGAACTAGATTCGTAGGGGCAATTATTACCTCTGCGGGTAATGTTGTTGCTTCTGTGCAACGCACAAGATTCGTGGACGGTAGCGTCTCTGCCAACGGTCAGGTAAGCACAACCGCCAACACAACTGCAAGCGCGGTAGGGAGTATCTCTGCGGTAGGCTCGGTAAGTGCGCTTGCGGCGCGTTTACGGGACGTTGTTGGGGCTATAAACGCCTCTGGTGACTTGGTAGCGGACGCGGTAAGACTTCGCCTTGTAGACGGCTCTATAACGGCAGAAGGGTTCCTGACCGCAAACGCAGGGTTTGAGTTTGATGTCCACGGCGATGTCGTGGCGACGGGCACTCTGAACGCCCTAGCGGGGATTATTTACTCAGCTTCTGGGCAGGTGGCAAGCAACGGACAGCTTACCTGCACGCTTTACAAGTTTGGCGAGGAGTGGGTCTTAGTACCCGACCAGCCAAACACATGGACTGCGGCCAACTTCCAAAGCAACACATGGACACAGGCATCAACCAGTTCGGATACATGGACACCAGTTAACGCCCAAAACGATATTTGGACACAACAATCTTCGGGAAGTAACACATGGCAATAACAAGAGTTACCTTTGGAGAGTGGCTACCTGACCAGCCTGGGGTTATCGGTGCGCTTACCACGGCCAAGAACTGCTACCCAAAGGCGGTAGGCTACGGCCCGTTCCCGCAGGAGGTTGACTATTCCACCGCAGCTTCGGAAACGCTAACCAACGCTTCTGCCGCTAGGGACAGCAACGGTCTGACAAAAATCTACGCCTCTGGGACGACTAGGCTATACAGACTCAACACCACAACCTTTGGGTTTGACGACATCTCTGCTACGACTTACAGCGGTTCAACAGGATGGAAGTTCACGCAGTTTGGCAACTCCCTGATTGCGGCTAACGAGTCCAACACGATGCAGTACATCGACGTTCTGTCTGGGACTACCTTTGCAGACCTAGCCATAGACGCGCCCAAGGCCAAGTTTGTGACCGTGGTGCGGGACTTCGTGGTGTCTGGGTATCAGAGCAGCAACAAAAGCCGCGTCCAATGGTCGGGGATTAACAACGAGAAGACTTGGACTACCTCTGCCACGACACAGGCAGACTTCCAAGACCTGCCAGACGGCGGGTTTGTGCAGGGGGTTACGGGTGGCGAGTTCGGGCTAGTCCTGCTAGAACGCAGTATCGTGCGGATGTCCTACGTCGGGACTCCACTCATATTCCAGTTCGACAACATCGCTAGGAACCGTGGGTGCTTTGAGCCTAACTCGGTCATCCAATGGCAGGGGATTACCTATTTCTTGGGCGACGACGGTTTCTACGCCTGTGACGGGCAGAACCTAGTCAACATAGGCGCGGAGAAGGTCAATCGGTACTTCTTTAACACGTTACGCGAGGAAGTTATAAGCACCATGAGTGCGGCGGTTGACCCCATTAACAACCTGATTGTCTGGGGATACCCGTCAACGGACTTGAACTACCGGGCGTTGATATACCACATCACCACAAAGCGGTGGTCTTACGCAGACTCAACGGCCACAAGGGTGGCTCCAGTTTCCACGCCAAGCGTGACCTTAGAGGGGCTAGATAACTTTAGCGCAAGCATTGATGCCTTGGGCGTGTCCCTTGACAGCAGAACCTGGCTAGGCGGCAAGTTGTTGCTTTTAGGGATTAACGGAAGCAAGCTGATTACCTTTTCGGGCGCAAGCAAGACAGCGGACATCGAAACCTCGGACATCCAAGCGGACGCAAATCAGTCCATGATTACGATGGTCAAACCAATCGTGGACAACGGGTCTGGGAGTGCTTCTGTCGCCTCTAGGCTACAACTAAACCAGACGGTGTCCTTCCCGTCGGTCACGGCTGCAAACAGCGAGAACCGCATAGGTGCTAGGTCTTACGGGCGTTATCACCGCGTAAAACTTGAACCCTCTGGGAACTGGACTACGGCAATCGGGATGGATGTAGAGATTCAGCAAGCGGGTACTCGCTAATGTTTAGAGTTCTACCGTACCAAGGCGGCGACCCTCGGCAGATTTCCGAGGTGGTCAACAACCTGATGAACGGCAAGTCCAATAACACGGGGACTATCACGCTGGCTACGGGCAACGCTACGACCACGACCCTGATAGACGAGCGTATTTCTGTATATACAAAAATTATCCTGATTCCGTTCTCGGACGCGGCAGAGGCTGACTCTGCGCCATACGGTGCGTTTCAGGATACGACTGACCAAGTGGCGGCTAATACGACCACGGCGTATGCAATGACGCTTAACACCACGGACTACTCAAACGGGGTGTATTTGTCTAACAGTTCCAGAATGAACGTGCGGAACTACGGAATTTATAACTTGCAATTTAGTACGCAGTTCGTTAATACAGACAGCCAGATTCACGACATTGATATATGGTTTCGTAAGAACGGGACGAATATCGCTAGTTCTAACAGCCGGTACTCAGTCCCAAACAGCCACGGCGGTGTAGACGGACACATTATCGCGGCGTTGAATTTCTTTATAGAACTGAACGCCAATGACTACATGGAAATCATGTGGGCAACGGACGACGTAGCGGTGAGTATTCAGCAGTTGCCGACTAGAACTAGCCCAGACACACCGGCAACCCCGTCGGTCATCGCTACCATGCAGTATGTCGCACCGTCGGCTTACTCAAACATTTACGTCTCTGCCCAACAGCAAGGACAGGCAACAATTACGCATTTTTCTAACGCCACGGCGAACAAGACTTATGCTTACATTTTGGTTGGATAATCTTTATAATAGGTGATATATGGCAGAACAAGTCACAACCTCGCAGATTGACCCCGCGCTAAGACCGTTTCTTACACAGGGACTAGAACGCGCCAGAGAGTTATTTCTGACTGGGCCACAGCCCACGTTCTTCCCAGGCCAAACCTACATCTCCCCGTCTGCTCAGACAGAGCAAGCCCTAGCCCAACAAGAGGCTCTGGCTACCGGCGCACAGCCAACACTCCAACAGGCACAGCAAGCCTACCAAGCATCCTTGGGGCAGATTGGGCAGACAGCGGCAGGTGGGTTCTTGCAAGGCAACCCATACCAACAGGCAATGCTTGCCGCCGCTACCCGCCCACTTACACAGCAGTTTGGCGAACAGGTATTACCGGGCGTTGCAAGCCTTTATTCACGGGCTGGACGCTACGGGTCAGGCGCGATGGAACGTGCCCTTGGCGGGGCTACGGAAGCCTACGGCAGGGCTTTAGGAGACGTTTCTGCCAACATCGTTGGTCAGGACTACGCTAGGGAGCGCGGTCTACAACAACAGGCACAGATGGGTCAGGCAGCACTAGCCCAAGCCGCCCCAGCCTTCTACCAACAGCAGTTCCTGCCAAGCCAGACGCTTGCACAGGTTGGTGCGGCGCGGGAAGCAATCTCCGCACAGCCCCTGCAAGAACAGATGGCTAGGTTCCAGTTCGGGCAACAGCAACCGATTCAGTCCCTTATGTCCTACCTCTCCTCTGTCTACGGTACTCCGCTTGCGAGTTACGGACAGCAGACCACGCAGTTACCTGAGAACAAGTTTATGGGCGGTCTAGCAGGTGCAGGACTTGGATACCTTGGCGGCTCGTTATTTGGCGGTACTCCACTTACTTCGCCAGGACAGGCAGCAGGGTTAGGCGCACTAGGTGGCGGGTTGCTCGGCTACTTCCTATGATTCCACGGGTACTCCAACCCGAAGAATTAAGAAATTACTGGCCCGAGATTGAATACGGGCTAAAAGAGGTACTCCGCAAGACACCAACCGCAAGGTGGATTCCAGAAGATGTTTACGCGGCCATTCTGTACAAGAAGGCGGTCTGCGTGATGGGGATGGTGAACGAGGATTTGCATGGATTTTTCGTAGGTAAACCGCATGAGAACGGCATTTTCGTCTGGGCGGTGTATTCCGAAGGCAACCTAGACGAAGGCGTACAGCACCTAGTGAACTACGCCAAGGCAACGAATTGCAAACACATCAGTTTTCAAACAGACAGAAAAGGGTGGAACAAGGTGGCTAAAAAGTACGG